TGCCGTCATCACATCACTCTTTGTCAGATGAGAACGCTCCGTTGACTGGGCCTGATAGGCCTGCAGCATCACAGAACGCGGATCCCCTACGGTAATTGCATATTCAAAGCGCACTCATCACCTCCACCGTTACCGACACCATTCCCCCTTTCACTACCGGCCCGCGCTCCACCAGCAACCGGTCGATCTGGCTATCGTCCAGCCACACCCCGGCGTGGGTCAGGGCGTCTTGCACCGCCTTCACCGTGTTATCCAGATCCCGGGCTCGCCGGTCAGGGGCCTGCACCACCAGCCGCAGGGCCAGCCGATCGGGAATCTGCTTGCCGGCTAACTTGGCAGCCAGACAGGCATCGGCCGCAGCTTTGCGATAAACCCTCCCCTCCTGGCTCAGCAGGGTTCTGGGCTTACCGCTCACGGCCACATTGCGCCAGATCAGGTTGGTTGAAGGGGGCCATGGCAGGGTCACTGTCCATGAATCAGCTTTTGGCATTGAACACTCCCAAGGAGCAAGCCAGCTCCAGTGTGTTGATAACGTGCTCCAACTGCGAACCGTGCTTGGCCTCCCAAGCCTTCCACCCGATCCGGTGCAACTCCATGTGTGGCTGGTGGGCGAGTGGGAACGACATCAGGTCATGCGCCTTGCTGCCCATCACACTCATCCCGTGACCCACAACGTGGTGCGCCTCGATGCCCTCGCGCTGGCCCGTCACCACACAGGGCAACTGTCGAACAAAAGCCAAGTAGGCCGCACACTCCCAGCGCTGTCGTTTGGGCTTGCCTAAATGCAAGGCCGCAGGCTCAGGATCAATCTGGCGAATGGCCGGTTTGGCATTGATGCGAGCCCGCAGATCGGCCAGTGGATCGCGCTCTGCCACCTCAAGGCGATGATCACGATAGCGAGCATCGGTCTCCCGGTTACCACGGGGCGACCACTTCCGATCCGGTTCGATGGGTGCCAGGCGACAGGCAGAGCGCAGCAGCGGATCCGGCAATGAAGGCAGCACCTTATAGACGGTCGCCCACCAGCACAGATCCCGGGCAGTCAGGTCAGCAGCGGCCACCCCACACCAGCCAGCGACCCGCTGCAGCACAAGCTGCGCCAGCCACCCGGCCACATCGGCGAGGCGGATCGGTAACTGCCCATTGCGGTGCTCGTTGTCGTGATGCCAGCACAAAGGCAGATGGACCCCCTCCACCTCTGCGGTGACGGTTTCCCCAATGCAGCCATCGGCTATCACGCAAGCAGTGGCATTGGCGGTCAGCAGCTCCCCACCGGCGGCATTGACCACCGCGGCGCAGGCCAGGGCCGACACCAACTCAGAGAACTGGGCCAGCAGGTCAGCCCCCTGATCGCTCACCAGACGCACCGGCTTGCCAGCCAGTTGGCGCCTCACCGCCGGCAGGCTGTCGCCCAGCGGCACCAGGGCCAGCCCCAGCGCTTCGACAAACACGGCGTTACCTGCGCTCACGCTTGCCCCCTGATCGCGTTCAACTGTTGGCGAAACCACTCACGGTGCTCTTCATCCACCTCATCGATGGCGGCCACCACGACCTCACGCCCGATCTCGTTGCGGCGACGGCGCCACACCAGCAGGTGCGCCTGCTTGATCAACTCGATGCGCTGCCGTTCAGCTGATGGCAACAGGGCCAGGTTGTGACTCATGCGGCCACCCCACGCAGGATGCCGTCACGGATCAGTCGCTCCACCAGCCACTGCTGGCCCTTGCCGGTGATCAGGGGGGTGAAGCTGATGCGCCGCTCGCCGTTGCTGTCAAACGAGCTCTCCCGGGTCGCGAACAGCCCGCGGTCCACATACTCCTGCATCGGCAGGTTCCAGCGCTCCCCGCGGCAACTCATCAAGATCTTGCGTTCCCTCAGCAGGGTGAACAGGGTATTGGGGCCAAGGCCCACCGTCTTGGCGAACGCCGACAAGGTGATCCCCTTCTCCACACTGGCGATCTGCTTGGCGAACTCCACCGCCGGGGCATCCATCGCCACCTTCTGTTCCAGCGCCATCTTCTGCTCGGCCAGCTCGGCAGCAAGGCGCAGTGCCTCCGGCAGGGTCTGGGGGATCATCATCGCGGGCTGGTGGGCTTGCTGCTCCAGCTCCTGCCAGCGGCGAATAATCCGGATCCGCAACTGGGCGCTGTAACCGGCCACCAGACAAAGGGTCTCGTCCTTGTCCAGCAACAGGCACGGCTGGGTGCGACCACGGCCATCCTGGTAATCGCCTGACTTCTCAGGAGATTGAATTTCCACCAGCATCTTGCGGATATCGGCCATCACGTTGTCGTGGCGCTTTCCGGTCAGCTCGGCGATCTCCACGCTGGTCATCGTCAAAGGGGTTGCCCCCCGCATCATCAGTTCCATCACCTCACCCCCATCGACACATTCGCGGCCAGATACACCGCTAACCCCACCAGCACCACCACCATCAGGGTACCCCTCATGAAATCGCGCATGGGATCATCTCCAGCGTGGCTGGCCGCTGTTGCTGGCCGCGCAGGGCGTTTACCGCCGCCATGACTTCGCCGAGATCGGCATCCTGCACCAGGTAGTGCCCGGCACGGTGGGCGGCAGAGGTAGCCCCCAGCTGGCGCGGACAATCCGACACCTCAAGGCGCACCTGTACCGGCAGCCAATCCTTCACCTCGGGGTACACAGCCACCCGCACATGCTTGGCGGCCTTGATATCCCGCTCGCAAGCTTCACTGAATGTCACTGCCATCACTGCACCCCCAGACAACTGATGTTTGCTCTGAGCAGCGAGGCCTGCAGCGCCACTGCGTCCTTGGTGATCACCTCGACCGATGACAACTCGAAATCGTCACCTTCACCGATGCGGGCCGGCACCGGCTCGAACTCCCCCGCTTTCTGCGCCATCGTCCAGCTCCAGCCGGCGGGCGCCTCAGGGATCTCGATATCGAAGGTGCAGGGCCACATCTTGTGCAGCTGAGCCATCGCCGCATTGGCGATCAGCTCGTGTTTATTGGCCACCATGCTCACCTCCCCGCTTGAACAGTTTTTTCAGGTTTGCCACGGCGCGCTGGCCGGTCTGCTGGTAAAACTCCGGGCTGTGCTGGATCTGCGCTCTGGTAGGCAGCCCCTTCATCACCTCGGCGTTCAGGTCTTCACCGGCCATCATCCGGCGCACCAGTTGGGCATAGGCCTGATCGAACACGGCGCGGTAAGCGTCTGCGCTCAATGTCTGACGCTCCCAGCTGGTCGCCTTGGCGGCCAGCTCAACGGCGGGATGGGTGTAACGGCGGGTGCGAACCTCAACCAGCGCGCTATCCAGCGTGGGCAGGCCGAGTGACTCCGGCGTTACCTCACACCACTTGATGAACTTGCTGGTGCTCGGGAAGAAGTCCCCGCCGTGGCTACGGGCCATCCGCATCCCCAGCTGCAGCTGCTCGCGGCTGGTGCAACCGGCATCGACCAGGGCGCGGGTCCACTCGGCCAGCGCGCGGCGCTGATGGTCGTCAGTGGGGAATGCCTGTTTCCATGCCGGGAACACCGCTTTGAGCTGCTCGAACAGGGTGGCAACCATCTTGGAATCCCGATCGGTCAGCGGGCGCTGCTGCTGGGTGATGGCCTCCACGGTCGGCACAGTGGCGATCTCGTGCAGCACGGCACTGAGTGGTTTCATGGTCATCAGAAACCCTCCTGCATGCGCTGATTGAGCTCAGCGGCCGTCATGGTCTGGGTCAGGTCGGTGTGATCATTGCGGCGCGGAGTGAAGCCCTGCAGACCATTGCTGCCACCACGGTCTTGGCACTTCGACAGCCAGGCGTTGATAAACCGGTTGATGCCGGTCTTGGTCTTGCGCTTGGTGGGGTTGGCAATCAGCCAGCCAGTCATGGTGCGCAGCTCTTGAGCCACATCCACCGCCGGATACAGGGCTTGCATCTGGGCGGCAAACGACTCGGTTACCGCATGCTCCCCGCTGTTGAGCGGCATGGTAATCACCACTGGCTCTTGCGGTGCTGGCTGCTTGGCTGGCAGTGAAACAGGCTCAGCAGAAACAGATTCAATCACCACCGGCGTGGAGGCCGCGATAGCGGGCTCGGCGCTAGTGTTTTGATCTTTTGTCTTTCTTGTCTTTTGAATAGTGTCTTTTGTGTATCCCTGTTTCGGGGAAGATGCCTTCCCTGTTTTGGGGAAACTTTCCTTCCCTGTTTTGTGGAATGTTTCCCCATTTTGGGGAATGTGAGTTTGCCACTCAGAAATGACCTTGTTCGGGCCAGTTTTACGGCCACGACTGATGAGCACACCCATGCGCAACAGCTCATTCTTGGCAGTGCTTACCCGAGTGGCAGGGATATTGGTCGCCTCGGCAATCTGCTCGTTGGTCATACAGTCCATAGACTTGTTGAAGCCGTAGGTCTTGCGGATGACAGCCAGGGCCACCTTGTACTGGTGCTTGGTCAGGTCAGCCTCAATCAGCGCGTCGAGCAGGTCGTTCGCCAGTCTGGTGTAACCATCATCACAATCTGCCACCATGACCTCCTGTGGCTTCGCTGGTGCGCTATGGGCTGGGAATTGAATAACGGTGGCAAGGTTACCCATGAGCCACCTCCTGCAGGTGCTGCATCAGGCAGTTCAGGTGACGCTTGGCCTGCTCTTTGGTTGCCGGGATCTTGATGCCGCGCAGCAGACCGCCATAGACCAGATAGGACTGGCCCTGACTCTCCACCAGACGCGGGATCACAGCCGGGATCACGTTGCGCCGCTTGCCTTGCGCTTTGTCGCCAGCTTCGATACGCTTATCCATGTTGTTTTCTCCAGTGAAATCGACCGTGGGTCCGGCTGTTACCGCAGCGCGGGCCCGATTCATTTCAACGACGTTCATCACTTCGCTCCTCCTTGCACAGCCACTGGCAACGGACGAACCTGACTTGCCACTGACTCTTCCAAACTCAACAGCTCCCTGATGGCGCGATGCACCGCCGCCGTGATCGCCTGCCGCTCGATCGGGTCAATCACCCCATCCTGACGCGCCAGATGCAGCTCACCGAACACCGCCCCCACCACAGAGGTGACCGTCATCACCTGGTCAGCCAGCTCTTCCTCGGTCACCGTGGTATCCGGCAGGGCCACCAGCACTTGGCCACGAGACAGCGCCCAGGCTTGCAGAATGGCGTTGTCACCGGTCAGCTCGGTCACGGCGATCGCCTCAGACAGATACAAGTGGTGGTCTTCACACTGCGGATTGAACTTGTTGTTCAGGGTGGTCGGGCGCTTGTTGCCCATCAGTCTTGCCAGCTCGGTGACGTTGTAGCTGCGGCTCAACTGATAAGCGGCGTCAATAGGGTCAGAAAGGTGGGAGTGATCCCGCTTCACTCTCGTGGTTGTTCTGGTGGGTTTTGTCATGATGGTCGCACCTGCTCAGTTTTCAGCTTCCCCTTGGTGAGGAGCTGGACCTGACAAGCGCGACCGTAAGGGATTTCTTCCCCCCATAGCGACACTGCCGACTTGCTTATGCCGAGTGCTTTCGCGGTCTTTGTTACCCCGCCAAAGTAGGCGATAACGTCTAGTTTCTTCATAGCCCCTCCTGTCGATGAGGAAAGGTTAAGTAAGCGCAACTCCCCGGTCAAGCACAATTAACGCCAAAAGGTTTAAATTACTTAACTATGAGCATCGGAGAACGCATCAAGCTGTCTAGGTCGCGCCTGAAAATGACCCAGCAGCAACTCGGCGACAAAATAGGCGCAAACAAGGCATCCATTTCACAGTGGGAGAATGGGGTATATACCCCTGACGCAAAGAACCTTTCCGAGTTGGCAAAGGCACTCTCCGTCTCTGTGTTTTGGTTGATGGATGGGAAGGGCGAGCCTTCTGGTCAGAACATGGAGATAGCATCACCAGACACTCACCGGATCCCGGTGATCAGCTATGTGCAGGCAGGGGTATGGACAGCACCAAACGAGATCCGCGAGTGCGATGGCAATATGGCCTACATCACCACAGACCTCGAACTGGGGGAGCGGGCTTTTGCCATAGAGTTGAAAGGCCACTCCATGGAACCGGAGTTTGTCGAAGGGGATGTGGTGCTGATTGACCCGGACGAACACCCTCACCCAGGGGATTTCGTAGTTGCCAAGAATGGTGAGGAAGCTGCAACGTTCAAGAAATATCGCCCTAGGGGAATCG